GTTGTGAATGACTGGATAATTGACACAATTTCACGGAATGGATTTGCATCCAAGCAAGGCGAATGGTTTAGAGGTGCAATCCGTGATAGTGAAAGTTTTGTAATCGTTGACCCACAAACTGCGCTATGGTCTAGTGAGCCAGCTTTTGACGGAAACTCAGGCATAGTGGCAGTCTATGATAATATGACCGGACTACCCAAATGGGCGTGCAAGCTATGGACTTCATTAGAGCCTAGTGACGTATCAACTGATTTTGAGGACAAAGGTGATGAGAATGTCTGCTACATTGTGGTTTATCAACCCAACCAGATAACATACTGGAAAGGTGAAGTCGGCGCTGGTGATTTACAACCTGTTCCGGTAACTCCCGGTGGATTGCGAGTATTGCAAAGTGGGAATGGCTACGAGTGGGATTTAGGTATCGTGCCAGTTATACAGTTTGCGAACAAGAAAGATAACTATACCAGCTATGGTGAAAGTGAAATCCGGTGCGTTATTCCGTTGCAGGATATCGTGAATTCAACGCTGTACGATATGATGATGGCTAGCAAGCTAAGCGCGTTCAAAATCTACTGGTCTAAAGGAATGGAAATTGACAAGGATGGTATTGTACCGGGCTCTGTCATAAATCTAGTCCTGAAAGACTCGGCTGGTAACGTGCTCACAAACATAGATGAATCCGCAAGCCGGTTTCTTTCTGCTGTTCAGGTTGGTGAATTTGGTGTAACTGATATGAGCCAATATACCAATCAACTGGATAAACTGGAAAGGGAAATATCGCAAGTATCAGCCACTCCGGTCTATGGTGTAACCACTCAAAACGCAGTTTCAGGTGAAGCTTTGAAGCAGTTAGAGATTGGTTTGATTAACAAGATTGTCCGGTTTCAAAATGAGAATACTGACTCAATCAGATTGCTATTCAAACTAACAGCATTGATACAGCGCAGGTTTGATGTTCGCAGTTCGTTTGCACGCAAGCTGGACGCGAATGTCATAAATTATCTTGGGTTATCAGCGCCGATAAATCCACCCAATGACGTGAGCGATATTAACCTGAACTGGAAATCGCCTGAGATTGTGAACACGAGTGCACAGATAACAGCACTCTCAACGATGCGCCGAGACAATCCTAATCTATGGGCTGATGAATGGTACAGGGAACGGATAGGCTCATTACTGGGAATGTCAAGCCAGCAAATAGCAGAGGAAAGCGAAAAAGCAGATACGGAAAGAGTCAATGCTTTTGACCAGCTAGTTGGTGGGCGTTCTGGAACAGCTCCGGTGGTGTAATGCCTGACCTTCTTGACTACATAAAGTGGCTACAGGATAGTGAGTATGAGCGCGCCGCGAGGCTGATTGTTCGTGGCATATCGGCTATGACGCGCTCTGCAGGTAGTGACTTATTGAAAGCGGTCAAGGATTTAGAGGATAAGGCGAAAGACCTAGAAAAGCTGAAAGCCGATGACGTTGAGCTATCAATGGCGTTATCAGAATTCAAGAAAACGATGAATCAGACTGAGAAACTGATAATCGCAAATATCGACAGTATAGCTAAGACCGGTTATGACATAGCAGAAAGAGCCGCAGTTGCCAAGATATTCGCCGGAACGACAGAGGAAATGATAAAGGCAGGTGTAAATCCATTAAGTGCTGAAGCGTTTGCTTATTTTATGAACGCAATCAAGGATACCAATATGGGGATAAAATCACCCGACCCACTCGAAATGGCGTATAAATACACGTTAAATGATGATTTCATAAAGCGTATGGACTCTTGGGGTGACAACTATTCAAGTTATGTTGAGAATAGTATTTATTCTGGTATGAATATGGGTTGGTCGCCTAAGAAAACAGCGAGTAGATTAATGGAACTAGCTAAGGACTTGCCAATGAATGCGGCGTACTCAATCGCAAGAACAGTCCAGCTACAGTCATACCGTGACGCTTCTGCCGAAATGGAGCGGTTGAATGGAAGGTTTATCGCTAAGAAAATCAGAATAGCGGCATTAGATGATAGGACTTGCCCGGCTTGTATCGCTTTACACGGAACGGAAGTGCCACTAGGCGAGTCAATCATAGACCACTATATGGGGCGTTGTGATGCGATTTATGTTCCTGCCGGTGGTGACTTACCGGAGTATATGCAAGCTATGAGCGAGCCGGGAAAGAGAAACTTTGTTCCATTCCAGAAGGGTGAGGACTGGTTTGCGAAACAACAGGAAGCGTATCAAAGGAAAGTGCTTGGCAATGGGAAATATGAGCTGTACAAAAGCGGAAAGATATCTATATCAGACGTGGTTGGAACGTATCACGATGACGTGTTTGGGGATATGCCAGTAGTCAAGCCATTATGGGAGCTTGAAGGGTTTGCGTCATATAAGGATAAGCTGGGAGTAAAAGTTGAGGTGAATCAGCAGATATAGATGGAAGGGCAGTATCTCAGGGGGTATGTGGACTTGCCAGAGTATTTTGATGACGTAGATTTTCAAAGAAGAGTAAAGGCACTTGCTACGAAAAAGGCGATGTCTGTAGACGTGAATGACCTACCATATGATTGGACTGACGAAATGAAAGTCCGGTTTGAGAATGCTGATAGTGAAGAGCGGATAGATATATTTAACGAGTGGCTTACTAACACAATCGCCGAGAATAATCCTAGCGTGAGATGCAATCTGACAAGTCACGCGCTAGAGGGTATATCTAAGGATGGTCGATTTAAGACGCAATTCGAGACGTCCTATTCGGGTGGTTGGTTTAACCCAAAATACCGAAGCAACGCAGAGCTTGAAGGGCTTGCTGTTCCAGCCGCCGTAGATGCGAAACAACGTCCAATATATGGCACTCTAACATTCAACGATAATCATACTGTAGCCGGGCAGTATGGCAGTTATGAGGTAGTATTTAAACAAGATGTCCTAAATAAAGCCACGTTCACTATTGGTGACTCATTATCGAATTTCGCGGGTGGAGATGTCATAGGGTCGCCGGTATTCAATCCTAGTATTACGTCAACCCTAAGCTCAAGAATGACAACTGATATTTTATATGGCAATATTCGAGGGCGTCAAAATGTCTCATATATCGAAACTCAAATACACGGTGGGGTTACGGTTGATGACATTGATACGATATTCGTTGATGATGCAGGCTATGTCGATTGGGTCAAGAAATTATTTCCTAATGCAAAGGTAAAAGTGAAATGACGTATAAAATAATTTTGGTTTATGATGACCGGTTAGTGCTGGTCGATAATAGTGACAAAAACAGGTTTGCAAAGGGTTACTTTGCGGATAAGGATATGAATATAATCTATCCGGAGATACTGGTGGCAACAGCAATAAAGTTCAACCCTTATTGTAATGAGCCGGATAAGGCTCTTGCCAGCAAAAGTTTTATCAAGGAAGGTGATAAGTTCGTTGACATCACCTATAACCTATGATAGAATATAGATACAGCCGCGTAGGGCGTTAAACACGAAAGGAAAATATGGACGAAAAGATTAAAGGTACAGCAGAGAAGGAAGTGGGTGAGTCGACTGCGGAGTCGAAAAATACCGAGATAATGATACCCAAAGAACGATTTGACGAAGTGAACGCAAGAATGAAGTCATTTGAGCGTGAGCTACTGGCTAAGGAAAAGGCGTTGAAAGATTTGCAGACGTCCAGAATGGTTGAGAAAGAGGAGTATAAAGAGCTTTACGAAAAGGCTACCTCTGAAATCAGCGAGCTAAAGCCAAAAGCGGAGCAAATTGAATCTTGGAGACAGGTAATGGAAGTGTTACTTGAAGCGCAAATCAATGAAATACCAGAGGAAATGCGCGGTCTGATTCCAGAAGAAATGAGTGTCGCTCAAAAGCTAAACTGGATTGCTAAGAATAAGGCATTACTCATAAAGCGAACAGCACCGGATATCGGAGCAGGGCAACGAGGAATGAGTTCATCTGGCTCAAAGGTAGTCCTAAGCGAAGAACAACGTCAAATTGCAAGACGATTCGGCTATACCGACGATGAATATATCAAATATATGGGCTGAAAAGCCAAAGGAGTATAAATGGCAGCACCTGCCTATACTTGGAAATTTGTTTATGACTTGTTCGGGGATAGGGTCCCGAAAGTAATCACGCTTGAAGCGACTGCCAATCTTGAAACTAAGATTGGAACTTTGTTAATAATGAGCTCCGGTCAGGTTGATGAAGCCACCGCGAGTGCCGGTGAGGTTATTGGCTTGGCTATGGAAGCAACCAGCGCCGCCGCAACCGCCGCCGACCCTGTGAAAGTGCAAGTAATCGCACCCGGAATGGTGATTCGAGGTACTGCTGACGCTGACGCTTCGGCATTACAGGGATTCACCCACAAAACCATTGACGTCAATGCAGATGGAAGTCTGGACGTTGGTGATACGACCAATGGCTGTTTATCCGTCTTTCGCGTGAACAATGCGGCTGGAACGGAAGTAGATTGCGTCGTGACAACTGGCGCATTAATCGAGGCATAAGATGACTACACCTATGATTAGTGGAAATTGGGCGAACGCAGTTCTGCCTATCATTCGGAAAGAATGGTACGAAAAGATGACGGAAATCCGCTCTCCGTTAGAGCCTTATTTTGGCATCGAAACATCATCCTCAAGCGTCGAATACTCACAAGGTATCGGTGCTTTTGGGTTAGTGCCTGAATACAACTCAGCAGAAGCGGAAGGGCAACCAGCGGCTATTGAGTATGACAGCTTTAATCCGCTTTACGAAACGACCTTTACTCATAAAGAGTATGCAAAGGGCGTGGCAGTAGAGCGCAAGCTTTGGGATGACAACCGGACTGGGTTGATTCGCCGGCGTGCTCAAAGTCTCGGATACTCATTCGGAACAACCATCGCATCTCACATGTCAGGCATTTTGAACAATGCATTTGCTACTGTGACCGGTGGCGATGGGAAAGTCCTATGTGCATCCGACCATCCGACCAATGCAACTGGCGCAAGCTCTTATGGGAACTTAGGCACAACCGCTCTGTCTTATGACGCTGTAGTGGCGACCTTGATTTTAGGTCACAATATGGTTGATGACAGGAGCAATCCTTTACCAGTCACTTATGACACGCTTTACGTGCCAACAGCCTTGCAGGCAACAGCCTATGAGATTGTCAATGCGATTGGGAAACCCGGAACAGCAGACAACGATGCGAACTTCTTAAACAGTCGCGGTTTGACTGTAACGGTTGACCCATACCTGAGCGATGCAAACAACTGGTTTATGATTTCCCGACCTCTTGCACAGATGCACCTGCTCTGGTACTGGCGTGTAAGACCGGAAATTGCGTTAGACCCGACCAGCGATTTCAACCTAGTGACTAAGTATCGCGGCTATATGCGCTACTCATTCGGCTGGGATGATGCTCGTTGGATTTACGGTCACAACGTCACTTAATTCTCCTAAGCAAGCTGTGGGGGCATAAAGCCCCCACTATGCTTGCGAGTAAACGTGCTTATGACAGGCACTAAACCTATCTGAATAGTACTTAGAAGGAGGTACAAATTATGTCAGCTACTCATTTCAGTGGACCTGTAGTGTCCACAAATGGCTTTACTGGGGATTTGACTGGGCTCGCTCTGCAAGGTGGCTCAGCTACA